GAAAAAAGACATATTATAAATATATTATCTAATTGGTTATATTTAAACTGTTTCAGTTAGTTTTATGTTTTTACTCCTCCTTAGGAGTTTTAATTTTCAGTTTCAGTTTCTTTCTTCGTTTAAGTTTTATCTTCTTATTTTTTAATGGTTTGGTTTCCACAACATCGCTTTTGCTAGTCGCTTTTATTTTTATTTTTTTCCCTAATTTCTTTATTTTTGGTTTTTTTAGTTTTGAAGAGTCAATGACTGATTGTAACCTCAAACTTTCTTTAACATCGTCTATATCCTGAACTTCAGACTGTCCCGATAACATTCGTGCAACTTGTCGGGCATCAACATCTCTGACTTTTTTGAATATAAAATATTTGTTAAGAAACGATATCTTTTTTTCATCGGCACTCATGGATAATGACCTACCCACATCACTTTTCTTTAATCTGCGAGAGTGAACCAAATCTTCCATTAAATCGAACATTTCATTAAAGTTTCCCATCGAATTAGGCAAACCCAGTTCCCTTGCTTCTTCGCGTGATGGTAATACAAATCCAAAATTTTCCATAATTTCAGTCAGATATTGAAAATTAACCAAATATTCAGGAAACATCTTATTTATGGACTCTTGGTATACATTGATTTTAAAACCAACACTGTTTGAATTATTTTCAAACTTCTTTGCCGAATACTCTTTTTTGATTTCCCACATTTTTACTTGATCTTTGATAATATGGATACTTTCTCCTATTTTTTTATCCTCCAAATGTTGAAATACCTTTCGTCCATCATAGCTTGTACCAATAAAATACCCACCGACTTTACAACATTCGCTTACATTACGCAAGAACTCGCTTAAAATCACCAAATTCTCAAAAAAGTAGTGAATGGAAAACTGGTTTGAAACGACATCAAAGCCATCTTTTGCTTTACCAAATTGTCGCAATACTCCAGCACCCAACGTTTGTCCGTCTTGTTGCCCATTACCAAAAATTGCTTTTGTGATCTCTTTTCCTTTTTCAGTAAAACATGCATCACCGCTTCTAATATTTAATCCACTATTCGCTTGAACGAAAAGAGCATAAGGCATTGTATCATACGTTTTTTTATAATTCAGAAATCTCGCACACGCACCATCAAGTCTATTTTCGATATTATCACGTGCCAAATCTAAACCAAATACGAATGAAAGTTTGGCCTTTATCCATTTAGGCATATCACCACCTTTTCCAACAGACATATCTACCAACGTTCCACCCGGTTTAGATGCGGAAACAATTAAAGATTTTTTAATAAACAAATTGTGAAAATTTCTCAATGATTCAGTTATGGTTTTTCCTTTTCTATTATAGTAAACGTCATCATCAACCAATTCATCCGGGATACCAATGCCCGTTGTGATCATTTCTTCAGTGATAGGGTTATGTATGGATTTCCAAATACTTTGGGCCGTGTGGTAAGCATTTCCATATTGACTCCCTCCCGCCTTGTATTCGGCTGTTTTTTTATTTCTCACTCTTATAGGTTTCCATTGCCAGAATTTTTTTTCATTGATTTCATATCTAAATTCAACGATTGTCCCATCTTCAATTACACTTTTACCATCTTCTGTAAACATGTAATTAACGCCTCCCTTATTTTGTAATATAATATTGCAAAGATATGCCGGGTAAGATGGGGTAGGGTCTGTTGGATAGAAAGGCATTGGTTTGTAATCACCTTTGTTGTATTTTTTATTGTATTGACGCCTTTGTCTTTTTGGTAAATTATCATTTATCACATCCAAACAAGGATTTAAATAACCATGTCTTTCTTCATCAAATCCAACGCGTAAAACTAGTGTTTTATATTGCGTTAATTGTGTTTGAAGTTGCATGTCTTCACCGTCTTGAAATATATTTCCAATAATTTCCTCACCATCATCTGTTTTTTTCGTTGTTACTAGGAAATCAATACTGTTATATTTTGAAGGCTTCCATTTAAATGATTCCCACCATGTGCTTTTTGATGTAGACATTCTATCAGTTTTGGAAATATTTCCAACAGCTGTATTGGATGGTGTAAATATCAAACCATCGATTTCGTAATTAAATAAATTTTCTCCTTCGCGAGAAAGAATGGTATTGCAATTTTTAAATATATCATTTCCGTCTGATATATAAAAGGTTTTTACTCGAAAACTCATAGACATTGTTTCCCCTACAATTGGTGATAATTCTAAATTTTTAAAGATGTTATCATTTAAAATTTTCAATCTATTTCTAGTAGACGTTTTTTTTTCTTCCCCCTCGACTGTTTCAATATCCGATTGTTTTACGAATGGTAATCGCCTAACATCCTTATTATTAAGATAATAAACATCAAATGCTAAATATACATTTATAAAGTTGCCTAATTTATCATGCAATACGTGTTCGCCGTCAACAATTGTACTGTATAATTTTTTATTACCACAGATAATACCTGTAAATTGAACATTCATATTGATATCTATAAAATAAATTTTTCCAGAATTATGAATAAACATTAATTTTCTTACACCGTCCGCTTTATCGGTTACTGTATAAGGTTGTCTAATATTAGCAGACCTCGAATCACCGTCAATAGCAGAAATATTAATCATTTCTAGAGAAATTGATTGTGGTCCAATAAAATCTCTTGTTCTAATTCTTCTTTCGGGAACACCTTTGGGGTATAAAACTTTCATATATTCATTCGCAATTGTGTTTTTTTCATGATATGAAATGGGGAAATTAGACTCCTGTAGACCAGACATAACAATTTTAATGACGGATTTGATTTTCTTTACATAGTCAGCAACCAATGGGTATATATGAGGATGGATGTTTTTATCTACTTCGATTTCAATTTCAAAATGTTCTTGGTTTTGAAACAAACCCGCCGTTTCTACTCTATATTCGGGTATCATTCTATGTCCATATTTGGTCTTAAATGTTTTAGAAGTTCTAACAATACTACAATCAACTTTTACAGGAAAATCATTGTGTGTAAAGGAAAATCTTTTAATGAAACGAAACGTTTTTTTGCTATCATTCCATTTTGATATCATTGTTCTTACTAAATCAAATTCTGGTTTTAATTTTTTTTCTTCTTTGTAATTTACTCTGAATTGAAATGCTTTGAAATCTATTGGGAATAATTTTTCACCATTGTGAAATTTTCTACCCTTTTTCTCAAATAATACAGACCAACTTCCAAACCCTGTGATTTCTTGGTCTAATGTATTTTTTTTACAGTATTTTTGAATATTATCTAACCCATTTATCACAGTTCTTATATTAGATATGCGTTTTTCCCCTGATCTAGGGTCAGTATATTCATTATTTATATTCAAATGATAATCTTCTGTTGAACTACCTTGAAAACCAATAGACTTCAGTTTAGCGATAACATTGTTAAAATTTATTTTAGTAATTGGATTCCATTCGTTGGTTCCAAATTTAACTTCTAATTCATCGCCTTTATTTGAAGATTCTAAATATATTTTTACATATTCAGATAATCTATTATTTGGGGATGTTGTTTTCGTAGACATAATATATATTTAACTAATATTATTTTAAACTTTTTTCAATTTATATAAATTACATAAAATGAAAAAACTTATTACATAGTATCAATATTCTGAGAGATTAACGCATAAATTTCTTTTTTTTTCAGACCTTCAATATTTAAACACAGTTTTTCGGATATATCTTTCAACTCTTTGATTTTATATTTACTAATAGAATTTAACGGCTTGTTATATTTTTCAACATTCCATAATTTTTCTTGATATTCGGTTATCATTTTTGCCTTGTCGTTTGAAAAACAAATAGAAACCGAATTAGAATCAACAATAATTAAATTTATTTGTTCAATATCATCGTGGATAACTTTTTTAAACAACATGTTATTTTTCTTTATCGCAAAACTATAATTAAAAATAGTTAACAATGCTATTAATGTTTCTAATGAAATGGTTGATTGGTTTACCAGTTCATCTTCTATTTTTGTTTTTTTCCATTTATTTTTTTTCAAAATATCTTTGTGTTTTCTAATTGCTTCTACCATTTCAAATTTGATTTTCTTTTCTTCGACAAATTTATTGTATATCTGTGCATAACTTGATAATTTATAATGAATTATATAAAAACACCAGAAATATTTGTCTTTTTCTAGAATATCAAATAAATCATTTTTTTTGCTATGTAATACTGGTTGTTTCGATTCTTGTCTTTTTTTTGACTCTAGTTTATCTGTATCTAAAGAAAAATTTGTAAAATATTTTACAAGATTTTCTTTTGTGAACATATATTGGTTTAACTTGTTTATAATATCAATGTGTGTAGTCATATTATTAATATTATAAATGATTATCTTTATTATCTTTTTCCATATCATCTTTGTATTTATTCTTTTCTTGCTCTCCTTCATCCAAGTGGTCTTCTTGTAAATAAACATATTCTAAATATTTTCTTATTTTCACAATAACATTTGCGTTTAAAGTTCCCATATTAACAAAAACACCGTTGGTATTTTCAGTATAATGCGTGTCGTCGTCCATTAAAATTTTAAGTATGTGAAGTTGGTGTATTTTTTCTAATTTTTGAATTTTATCTCTGAGTTTTGATACATCATCCATTTAATAATATGCATGTATAATTTTTAAGCATCTTTAATAACAATTTTAATATTTGGTTTTTTTTTAAATTTTTTTGTTTCCACATATTCGCCAATTACCGAGATATATTTATCATTTAATTCATATCTAATACCAATAACTTTCATATTAATAGAATCATTTACTTTTAATTCTGAAAATGTTTCATTGCTATGGTGGTGATCCCTCGCTATAAATACTACAACTGGTGAATGTTCCTCATCTGTTTCTGCTCGAATTCCAGCCTTTGTAATGTTTTTAACAATACACCTAAATCGCTGACCTTCAACGGGACGACACGTCAAACACTCGAATGTAACCGTAAACAATACATTATCACTCCTTACTTCGCCCGAAGAATAATTAAGAAGGTTTATAGAATTATTTTTGATAAATCCCTCATCGATACATTTGCCTTCAATTTCATTTGAAAGTTTCAAATTTATTAATTCAGATATATTATTCCCTAGTTTGTTAAATGGGATAGCTATTTGTTTAAACAAAATATTTTTCTGATAAATGCCTACTCCTCGTTTTCGCATTACAGATTTTTTTGCTTTACTGAATTCACCACTCATTTTGATATATAGTAATAATATATTATCTTTAATTATTTTTTCAATTTTTCAATATTATTTATAACCGAACGCAGTACATCAAAAAACCATATTTTCCCATCTTTTTTTATAGCATTATAGTGTCTAAATATTAATTCGTTTTCAGCACATAATTGCTGTGAGTTGATTTTTATTTCTTTTATGATTTTCTTTACAGAAATGTTTTGTTTAGTTTTAGGCTTACCGTATATTGTTTGTATTGAACTTTTGTGTTCTTTCGCGATATTATATTTTTCATACGATGTTTTTTTACCTTTTAGCTCTACTTCTTTTTGTGGTAATAATTTATTTATTCTTTGGATAATCATATTTTTACTTTCACCATTTGCGCACCTTTTACCTTTATTGCTTCGACCTTTTGTTGAACCTTCGAGATCTTTAATCTTAAAAACTATTTCTTGTGAACCAAAATTAATCATGAATCCAATAACATCATTGATTTTTTCAATATCAATTATTTGGAATTTTGAAAACATATCTCGAGCCAAAGAAGCCGTAGCTGCTCGAGACGATACCCAGTTGTTTTTTTCAAGTGATAAAATTGTATATTGTTGATATGATTCTGGTTTATCAAATTGAGCCAATACAATACCCTGATAAGTTTCATTTTCGATTTTAAATTTTTCGAAATAATCATCAATTACAGTATCAACAACATTTTTATTTTCCTTTTTTGTAATATAAGATAAAATCTGTGTTTTTTCTATAAATGAATATGAATCCAAAATATGTTCCATAGCATAACTAACTAAAAGTTTTTTGAAAGCTTTCTTTCTTTTTTCTCTTTCTCTCTTCCTCTCCTTCACTTCCTTCACTTCCTTCCCCATTGGTGTATTGTAAAAAACTAAATTTTTTATAGCCCAAGCACAACGCATGGTCCAATTGTTTTTATATTCAGCATCTATGTAAGTTGGATTGTTCAATATATTATATTCTTGATGTAAATATTTAATCATATTATCTATATTCGAATCGAATAAATCTTTCTTTTCTTCAATTGTACCAATAAAACCAGGTATTCTTTCAGGTAAAGTAAATTCAATATTTTTGCGTTTATAATCAATGGGATGCACACGTTCAAACCGGGAAATAAATTTGCTTTCAATTTCAATAGGTTGAAATAAATAATATTCTCCAATATTAACCAAATGACCTAATCTGCCCAAGATGTCTGTAATATACTCATTGTTTTCATTTATTAAATAAGTAAGTGCTGAATAAATCTGATCCAATGGATAATTTTTCAAATGTCTAACTTTTGCGATTAAACTATTTTTTTTAAAGAAATATTGTTCTTTGAATAATAACCGAATACGTTGTATAATTTTATCCAAATTCATTGAAATAAAACTTTCATTATATGTATCATCGTTTATTATATCATTAATTGTATTATCTGGTTTACATTTATAAGCACATGTAGTAAAATCACACATATCGCTATGTTCCTTATCACCTATATTGAAATTTATTATATTACCGTTTGATAATTTTTGCTCTACCACGGTTTGAATATTTTTCTGAGAAAAATTCAATGCTTCGTTGTTCAATAAACAATCGACAGCTGTTTCTTTTAAGATTCGTGTAATCTTAGCCATTTTGAGTGCTTTTTTTTCAGCCAACCGATATATATAAAGGTCAGCCGATTCAACTTCGGGATCTTCCATTTCCGTACCATATAAAAATATACTACAATTTCTTTCTTCATAAGGCAAAGCGCAATGACTTAAATTTCTAATAGCACGACCTATGATTTGTTTTTGTCTATTATAATTATACCATGGGTCCAAGATATGCATTTCCCTGATGTTTTTAAAATCCAATCCTTCCGAACCAGCTCGAGTAACTATAACAACTTTCACGATTTCACCATTAGCATTATTTTCTCCAGTGATAGCTTTTATTTGATCTGCTGTATCAGGTGTTAAATTTTTATCACCCGTTATCATTATGTAACGCGCTCTGTTTTTAGACCCATCGCCCTCAGCAATTGGTTTCATTGTCTTGGCGTCCAATGGCGGCGAAGGCTCCGTTTCAAATAAATTATTAGAACCATATCTAGTAATGCCCAACTCCTCCAATGCTAAAGCTACGGGAACAGCACCACCGTCAATATATTGCGAATAAATAAATACAATCCCCTTTGATTTTTTAATTGAATTTAAAATATATTTAATCTTTGAACTATATTTCCCAATCTCGTCAAATGAAAAAATTCGTCCAAAATGTTGCAATGTGGAATCTTTATAGCCAAAATTTCTTTTTTTCTTGGGATCAAACAACATAACCCGCGAAAGTCCTACTTTCCCAAATAATCGTTTTCTCTCTGTTTCATCGTTGATATCGAGGGAAGCAATGTTTTTATTTGGGTATATCATATTTAACGCTTGAAGAGGATCACTTAGTATGGTATATGCTATGCCTTTTCGAGGGTCATTCATAGCTGGGTATTGTTTTTTCAATGATCTTATTATGAAATCGTATCCAGTGTTTTGATAATCTCCGATTTTAGTTAATACCAAATCGAATAATGTAATGTATGGTAAAGTAGACCCACCATTTATCTGTTTTTCCGGGTATTTCCATATACCATCTAACATTTTTATTTGTAATGAATCAGGGTTCAAAGCAGTAGAAGGCCATACACTATTGGGAAATGTGAAGGGGTTCTCTCCTCTAACATACGAAATATAACCAGTTGCTTTTTGAATCAATAAATTTTTTCCCTTTTCAACACCATTTTTATCAATCACAAAAGAACCCATTTTATTAAAAATTTCTTTTTCTGAAATAGGAAATCTATTATCATTAATATTTAAAATATTTAACAACCATACTATTTCTAAATATGAATTAAACATAGGAGTGGCAGATAAAATTAATAATTTTATATTATCAGAATACGAAAATAGTTTAATCAAATTTTCTGAACTTTCCTTTGGTTTTGTTGACCCCTCTTCATTAAAGCGCATGTTGTGAATCTCATCAATGACCACCATTCTATTTGAAAATTCTTTCTTTAAAGCTTTTTTTTGTTTTTTTTCTTTGATTTTTTTTGAGTCCCCCTCCACTATTTTTTTATTCATGGAATGTTTAATATAATTTGAAAATTGACCATAGCCTTGGAAATGATAAAACTGTCTAATAATTTTTTTAATTTGTCTTATTACCCGGATTCTATTTAAACCTTTCATGTTCATCGGGTTAATCTCCTTTATGAATTTATTACCAGTGCATGCTTTTATATTCCATAAGCCATTTATGTTTTTTAATTTTCTTTCATCAAATAATTGTATCTTGAAATTTTCTTGAACTTTTGGAGAGGCTACAATAATAATTCTCCTCATATCACCCATCTGAGAATTATAACTTCTCATTTCTTCACAAACAGAAATAGCAGAACAAGTTTTACCTGTCCCCAATCCATGATACAACAGCAAACTATTATACGGCGTCAAAGATGATACAAAATTTCTTACAAACATTTGGTGCGGTTGTAATTCGAATTCTGTGTTTTCACAAAATTTTTGAGCTATTTCTTTAATATTTTTGAAATCTTCAGGAGTTTTTTTTAAATAACGAGTGTCATAAAATTCCTTTTTAGAAGTTAATTTTATATTAAAATGTTCGTCGTCCTTATTTGGGTATAAGTATTGAAATTCTCCTGTGTTTTGTTTTAATTCTTCACGGTCTTTATTACTCATACACTTCAACACATCTTGGTATTCGGTACTATTAATGTCGGATTTTGAAACACTGGTATTTTTTGCTTCATAATCCAAAATTATTTTTTCACAACTTTTTTTAATTTTAATTTTTTTCTTCAATTTCGTTTTTTTCTTCAATTTCGTTTTTTTCTTCAATTTCATTTTTTTCCCAATTTTCTTCACTATTTTATCTTTTTCCATATTCTTAGTTAATATATCACAATATTAATCTATATTTATTCAGAACAGAATCTACTTTTTTAATTAATTCTATTTTTTCTAAATTATATGTTCTAATATTATTTACAGCTTCATTTAAGGTATACCATTTTACCATACTTACCTCGCTTTTTTGAAATTGGAATTTGGGCAATACCGTATTTTCCATATATCCTAAATAATATTTATGTTTGTATGATTTATAATTTGATCCCATGAATATTTCTTCCATGGGTAGGATATTTTTGATTAATTTGATATTTTGTTTTTCATAACCAGTTTCTTCTTCCCATTCTCTTAAAGCACATTGTATATCATTTTCTCCATTATTTCGTCGTCCTTTGGGAAACCCCCACTCTGGTGTCTCCCAATTGCTTTTACAGTCTCCGATTAATTGTTTCAAATTAAATTCATTTTTATCATCAATTTGAATACCTCTTTGTATTTGTAAAAATTTATCCCTTGAAGCGTGGTTTTCTTTTTTATAATTTGTTCCTGTATAATCGCCCCACAAATCTTTCCATAGTTCATCAAAAGATATATTTAATAATTTATGTTTTTCAATATTGGTCATTTCATATATTAAATTTGAAATATAAATTTTATCATATAAAGGATACTTGCCTCTTAAGAAATCAATATAACCAAGTGAGTCTTTTCTACAAATCATTAAATATTTAAATACGCCATTTATATTTTTAATTGCGACAATCCCAATACTTGTTATAGGCTTTTTACATTGATTAAACGAATGCCCTTGTTTTCCGCAATTATTGCAAAAAAAATTAGATTTATGGATTTTTGTATTCATTATATGTTTAATCTTCTACTTTTTATATCATTTGATATATTAATGAAGTTAGATCCCAAAGTATGGATTGGAAATTATAAATTCATGATGACTACTATTTCTATGTATTATCCAAAATTTCCAAATGATGTTACGAAAAAAAAATATTATGATTTTATCCAAAACATACCATTGTTTCTTCCTCAGAAGCCTTTAGGTGAAGAGTTTCTTAAAATTCTCGATGAGTTTCCAGTGACTCCATATCTTGATTCTAGGCTATCATTCATGAAATGGACAAATTTTATAAACAATAAATTAAACAAAAGATTGGGATTGGATGAAACAAATTTATATGAAAGTTTAGAACATTATTATGCTCATTACAAACCCGCTGAAATGGTGGAAAAAGAGAAGAGAGAATATAATTATAAATATATACAAATTTCCCTTTTAGCTTTGTTATTTGGCGGAAGTATTTATTTTTATACAAAATAAATACATATATATATAAATGAAATTGGAGTTTATGGTTTTTATTATAACTGGTTTTTTAGTAACAAATACGTATTACGATGGTAAATATACGAAAATGCTGACCATTAGTAAAAAATATATTCAAATGTCTATGTTCGCATTTGTGGGATTCAGTATTTATTTATTGTTGAAAAAAAACCCTAATGAAAGTAGAAGCATTTTATCACATGCGAATACATTGATTAAGTATATGCCCATAGATAAAGATACGACTGATTTAATTAGTCCTATTTTTGATTTTACAAGAATGAAAAACGATATTTCTAGT